TAATTGGGGCTTCCACCGTTCTGCCTGATTCTCCTAATCATGTCGTTCAGTATGGAGAGAGTCAGAACCCTTGCGGTTCCATCTGCGTATCCAGTACCGAAGTCAACCTCTGCATCTAGGAAAGAGGCGGTTGCGGTTGCAGTCTCGCTTCCGTGCGAGCCTCCGATTGCTACTGGCCTTACATCTCCGAAGATTCTAGTTAGTTCGGGAGATACTGCTGGCGTACCAGAGTCATCTGCTCCTAGTTCGGTAACGTTGTCTAGGTACATCTGACCAATCTCCTCTGCTGATGAAACTATCTTGAACAGAGAAGTGTAGTTCCTGTCAGTGTTAGTTGCGCCCTGTAGGTCACTCATCTTCTCAAGAGGCATCAGTAGCATAACGTTCTGCGACTCTGCGTGATGCTTACCCATGTCCTCACGGACAATAGCCCTGATGTCACCAACGCCGTCGTCAATAGCGGCTAGTTCCATACCAAGTTCCGAGAACTCAAACTTGTGAGCAACGGTCTTTGGGCTGATGTAGAGTTTAGCATACTCAGGTGCTAGTGCAGAGATGTTGCTAAGAGACTCGTTCTCAGGCACACCACCAATTAGGTCAGCCTTTGGCGAGGCGGAGCCAACTGCTCCTGCACCAATTCCGAACGAACTTCCAGAGCCACCTTGAGGTCGGCTCTTTAGCACTCTCCACCCGCTAGAGGTGTATGGCCTCTTAGCCATAATCGATAGCGCGTTTACCTCTTGGTTTAGCATCGACCAAACTTTCTGTCCATAGAGAACGTTGTATAGGTCGCCTAAGTTAGAGGCCGCACTGCCGCTAAACGGGTTTCCGGAAGCGTCGTCGTGAGGAGTTCCAAATCCTCCAACAATTCCGGCACTCTTCAATAGAGCGGAACTTCCACGTAGTCCGTAGGTTGCCGCTTCTAGGTCTTTCATCGTCTTAATATATCCTGTCATCTTTCATCAACTCCTAGTTGCTCCTCGTTAGGTTGTGAATATCATCCCATGACATCTCTGCGGCTTCCTCAACAGTTGTTGGGAATCCTTCAGGGATACCAAAGGCGACTTCCTGTGCCTTACGAATATCATCGTTCTTCTCGGTAAGAGACTTGCGTAGTTCTGCGAACTCAGCCTTTAGCCCAGCAACGTCGTCGCGAGCATCGTACTCTGCTCTCTCTGCTACGGACTTCTTGACTTCAAGTTCTTCGGCAAACCTGTCAGCAAACGTCTTGCTCAGGTTATCATAGGCCAACTTCTCTAGTTGCTCGGCCTTGTATGCCTCGTATGCCTTCTCGACATTCTCAGCAGACAAATTGAGGGTAGTGAAATCACTGTCCTCTAGTCCCTTGCTAACAGAGAGAGCCTTTGGAGAAGCCTTGGGGTTTCCACCAGAAACAACTTCCTCTCCGGCCTCGTTTCCTTCAGCCTCGGTAGGTGCGTCATCTCCGCCGGGAAGACCCTTCTTCTCGCCGTCCATGTCCTCTTCGTCATCTTCCATTTCCTTCATTTCCATGTCTTCCATGTCATCTTCTCCTCTGGACATCTTATCCTCTTCCATTTTGTCCTCTTCTTTCATGGTGTACATATCTTCTTCTTCATCTTCTTCCTTGGTGATTTGTCCAACCTGCTTCATCAAATCGTTCAATTCCTCAAGTGCTTTTTCCAATTTTTCACTCATTTGTTTTTCACCTCCAACATCTTGTTTCAAAATGTCGAATTTCGCTTCTGGATTGATTCCCTTTTCACAGATTGTGACTTCATGTAGTTCCAAACGGTCTATCTCGTTGTACTCCCCATGTTCGTCAGATGTTCTCTGCTTCTTGGAAATTGCCTGTCCTCCTATACTAAATGACCTAAGTGTTCCTTTTCGGATGCCTCTTGAAATTTCTTTTGCCTTTTCTATGTCATCTCTCATTTTGATTACGACATAGAACCCAACGTCATCTACCATAGTTTTGTGTAGATTTCCGTTTTTGTCTCGATATTTCTCGATTACCTCCCCGACTTGAACATTTGAATGATTTGACATCACGTTTCTGTACTTCTTCTCTCCCATGTATTGTTTAACTGCTTCATCTAATGCATTAAGGGTAATCATGTCGTTTTGCTTATCGACCATTTCTATTGATGCATATCCTCCTATGACCAGTTCATCTGCTTTTAGAATCGTAAATTCATTGTTATTTTCTGCCTTTAGTAGCATGTCTCCTGAAACTAACACTCCCAAAAGTGTAAAGTCTTACTATTTAACATAACATGCAAAATTACTCTGGAAGTTCTAATTTTGCATATTTGTCTTCTGTGATATCCCACAGATTCTCATCCGAATCTAGGTCTAACATCTCTTGCTTCTTACCAGTCCAAACCACCCAAGTTTGTTTCTCATCTAGAGGAACGACTCTAACATGGAATCTAGTATCGAACTTGTCTCCTGTAATCTTGTATTCGTGATAGCCCTCACGTTGAACTCCTAATTCGACATCACCAGAATCTATCTCCTTTCTATGTGGGCCTAAGTCCTTACCAACAATAGCAGGGAACTTCTGTGACTTACCGAACAAATCGTATACGTCATCTAGTTCTGTAATATCAATCATCCAGAAGTTCCTAGATTCACCTAATTTCAAAATGAAGTCCAGATTACCATCTTCTCTCAACATAATGCTGAACCTACCAGAGTCAACCTTGGAAACCTCTGGTTCCTCAACGTCCTTCTCCAATACGTCATCTAGTGCTGTGAACTTGTTAGGGTGATGGTATCTCAAACTCTCCTGCTCCTTCATCCAGCCCATGAGAGTTTCATCAGAGGAGTTGAAGACATCCTCAAATATCTCTGGATACTCTTTCTTAACGAACTCTACTATCTTGCCAAACGGTGTCTTGTCGTTATCGTATGTCTCTATTATTTCATTACGGATGGCAATTCTCAACTCAGACCTTCTTGATTTTACAAGAGACTCCATCTCCTTCTTCCAGACATCTATGTTGTAAAGGGCATTCTTAGCCATTAGGGAATCTCCATCAAACCCATAGATTGTGAAGCCGTCAAACTCACTCTTTGCAATCACCTCGGCCTTTCCATGTATCCCATCGGTGATGAAGAAACCTTTCTTGACTGTCTTTTTACTGTCCTTAGATTGAGTCAGACCACTGACTAATTTGAATGGATTCAGGCTACTAATTGCCTCACTCGCATCAGAAGACAAAGATTTTCTAGTCTTGGTTGCAAGTTGCTCTAATGTCTCTACCTTATCAGATGAATCAACCTCTGGTATTTCTATCAGTTTAGCAGAGTATAGAGTGAAGCCCTCTTTGTTCTTCTTTACCTCATCGACTTTGACTCTGACTATGCTACCGACATCCACATTCTCCTTCGTATTCAGTGCCTTGCCAACCGGAAGATACTCTTTCTCATCATACTCAGTGGTCTTGTAGATTCTCGCAACCTCAGCAGTGACAGGGCCAACACCTAGGGTGTATGACTTCATACCGCTCTTAGTGGATTTCTTATCTAGAACTATAACATCCAAGTCAACGAACTTCTTCCATTTAATCCACTTAGGATTCTTTTTGTTTCCTATGTAGTAGGTAGACTCTAGGTCTTTTATCAGGACACCTTCGGAGGCAGGTAGTTCCATTATGTCCTTGGCATACTCACCGACTTCCTTGATTGAATCAGCCATTCTTGTATCTTTCTTAGATGGAAATGCAAGTACCTCAGAAGAGTGTTGACTAAACTGATAGAGAAGAGTATTGATTCTCTCTCTTAGAGGCTCACCATGTAGTTCGGTTCCCTCATGGAACATGATGTCAAATACATGCGCTCTGAGTTGTCCTCCCTTTTTCTTCTTGAATACATGGGTTATCGTATCTGCCCTATGCAATGGTTCATCACCATCAAACAGAACAAGTTCACCATCTAGTATACAATCACCAAACTGCTTCTCCTTCAACTTCTTTATCTGTTCTTTACAAGCATCCGAAATATCCTTCTTGTTGTATGAGTATACCTTAATGCTCTCTCCCTTCTTGTGGAGTTGGATTCTCATTCCATCATACTTCTCCTGCACTAGAAAGTCACCGGAAAGACCCTTGATGCTTTCCATGTCTTCTAACTCAAATATTCGATACATCGGCTTGTTAGGAACTATGAAGTCAATCTCCGCCTTCTCCTCATCGCTCTTCTCTTCTTTTTTTATATCGACTTCCAGTAGGTTGTCCCATCTAGGCTTCTCGTATTCTCTAAGAAACATGTCCTTCAAGGTCTTCAATCCGTTCTTGACCTTGGATTCTATTCTCTTGTTGTCCTCATCCTCCTTGCCATAATGCTCTATGATGTAGAGTCCCAAGTCATCCTCATCCAAGTCAAGTCCCATGAACCCATCAGTTATGTCATCAGAATCTAGATTCTTAGTATCCCACGCCTTATCAGGCAGTGCTTTGGAATGTGAGCGTAATGCGTAATGCAAGAATGCAATCAGGACAGACTCGTTCTCCAACATCGTAGGTATTACATCATCCTCTCCGAACTTCTTGGAGAATGGGTCAGTCACCTTATCTGACCTGAACCTCATGTCCTTGATGGCTTCAAACAGTTTCTTTGCCTCAACTGATTCTGGTTTTTTAGCCGCATTGTCAAAGACCAATTTCTCATCCACATAATCCTTCAATTCAGATGAGAAGTCATTTATGGCATCATACTTGTCTTTGACAAATTCTACACTCTCGGCCCAATCATCGGAATACTCCGATGGATTGTATCCTGAATTGATGTCATCAGTTGAAACTGGATTGTCCACCTTCTCCTCTGGTGGATTCTTGTTGGGCCTCTTCACCTTGACTTCTTCGCCCATTACAGGGTCTTTGTTCTCAAGGATGCCTAACTTGTTCGCTTCCTGAATTACTTTCTTGGCCTTGTCTATCGTTGCATGGACAAGCATCTCTTCCTTGTTTATTTTCTCCGGCATCTAATCACCCCATTGTCTCGACTATCTTGTGTATGTCTTCCCAATCCATCTTCGCTATGACATCGCCACTTGGCATATCATCGTTGCTACCCATAGATGGGGTTGGGGAGTCTGCGACAACGAAGCCTGACTTCATCAGTAGGTTGTCCTTGTTGTACACTGCTTTTTCTAGATTCTTCACCTTGTCTACTAGTTCTTTCAGTAGAACTAACATTTCATTTTCTTCTGTCATCTTATCATCTCATTGTAGTAGTACGCTTACTTTTCCTAGTGCATCGCTAAGGTTTACCATGTCCTCAGTGGACATTCCACCCAAATCGTCTTCTGCCATCATCGTTTCCATTTCTTCTAGTTCCCGAATAACGTTAGCAATATCCTCTTTTAAGAAACTTCTAGCGCGTACTCTGTTTTCACCATCTTCTTTCAAAATACCTTCCCAACTCATCTTACTTATCCCCCTTCTTCTTCGGATATATCTGTTCTCTAATCTGCAAGTAAAGTGTCTCGTAGTCCTTCCTTAGTTCTGCGGCAGAGGCCATGATGTCTAAATTCTTTTCCTCAAACTTAGTGACTTTCTTCTGTAGTGCCTTGTTCGACTTCACGAAGTCAACACCACTCAGTTCATCTATCAGGTCAGATAGTTTGGTCATGTCCTTGCCGAACATCTCAGTTGGCTGTGAGGCTTGCAGTAGTTTCTTGATTTTCTTCTTCTGCTTGTCACCCATCTTATCTAGAACAGAGTCGGCTTTCAGAATAGATTGCCAACTCATACTTGTCCCACCCTTATCTCGCTAATTAGTCTTCTCGCATTTTTGACTGTAGTTGTTGAGTCGCCATGTCCTCTATTTGTACAAGACTCATTTTGGGATTCTTCTCTCTCAATTGCGCTACGAGTTTCTTTTTCTCTTCGGCTATGGTTCTAGCAGATTGCTCAGTGCCTTTCTTACGCCTTCTTAATCTAGGTTTATCTTCGGGTTTGTCCTTACTAAACGACTCTATGTAATCAGTAGGGTCTGCAATCATTTTCTGTAATGACTCGTAAAGTCGATTGAATTCTTTGATAATCGATTTAAAATCAGAATCATCCAGTGGGACTAGGGTGGATTCTGTTCTTCTTATTTCATATTCACTTCTTTCTATAGCCTCGTCTAAATCAAAGTCAACCTTAGTAGCATGTGAAAGTAAGGCTTGCTTCAATGAGCCTCTGAATGGGGATTTGCCTTTCTGCTCACCACCGGGACTAGTAAGTTCAACGTCTTCTGCTTGTCCAAAATCATCAAATATCTTCTTGGAATTTCTATCATATTTTCTTGCTATTCTCTGCGCCTTTCTATCCTGTTGACTTTGTTCTTCTGTTGTAGTAGCAAGTGGCATTTGCAATTCGGCGTTAAAATTACGCTTGAGTTCTTGCAGTTCTTGTATTATTTTCTTCATATCACGATACTTTTTACGACCAATCTGGTTTCTCCTACTTATTTGGGAATAAGCAACAACATTAGCAACTCCCTTTAATTGTGTTTTGATTAATTCTCCTGCTCCTTCGACTTTCTTACGACGGTCAAGAAGTTTTACATTGTCCTCAATCTCATCTTCTAAGAAAACCAAGGTCTTCCTAATCGTATCATACTTAGGCTTATTTTTTACAAGTGATTCAATATTAGTTAAACCTCTATCCTCGCCTTGTACATCCTGTACGAATCTACCCTTTCTCCTAGCGACATCTATCTCCTTGACCTCTCTTGGTGGTTTTATCCTGTCCTCGCCAGCAGATTCCATTAACTCCTTCATCATCTCAGTGGCTTCCATACCATTTGCATCTTCTCTCACTACTGGATTGTCCCATGAGGTTCCGTTCCACTCGCTGTCCTTGGTGATGAACAACTCACTCAGGTCTATGGCATCCTTCGCAACTTTACCCTTGTAGAGTAGTTTCTTGAGTAAATCCCTTATTTTTGGAGATATCCTCTCGTATGCCGCGACAGCCTCCCTCTGTAATTTTCTTTCTCTACCTGCCACCACTTTCCCTGACTCTGGTGCTGATTCATATCTAGCCTGAGCGTTCATTGCTCTCTTGACCGCTTCAACATTCTCTTGTCGGGTTCTTGACCTCTCTGAGAATTCTACGATAATGTCCCTGCCACTTTGTTTTATGACTACGCCCTTTACCCCAAACTCCTTGCTCAGATATTTCCTTATTTTAGTCTCAGCCGCCTTCTTACTTCCTATGACTTGTTTGCCACTTGGTATACCTCTATCTCTCAGGTGCTTTGCTCTCTTCTTGTCGAATAGTGTGTTTACTAAATCATTATACTCCTCAACTTCATTCTCCAACTTGACCTCAGATTGATTCTTGCTTCTAGCATCTAGGAATTCTCTTCTTAGATTGCTGTCCTTAATCCAGCGACCTATGACATCAAAGGCTCCTTCAAATTCTCTTACTTGGCCTTCTTTGAGAGGACCGAATGTTCCCCTGTCTTCTCCGCCAGTGGGTAGTGTTGTACCAGACAAACCTAGGAAAACTGCTTTCTCTACTCTCTTCCTTTTCGCATCTACCTTATCTTGAGGAGGGGCCAGTTTCTCTTGTTTAATTTCCTCAAGTAGTTTTCTCATTGATTCATTC